CGCCCTCAGGCCCTGCCCCCCCTTGCCTCAGCCCGCTCCTTTTGCCCTGCTCAATCCTGCCACCTACGGCCTGCCCTTCTGGCTGTGGCTCCTGCTTGGCTTCCTGGCAGGCTTCTCACTCGGCTGCTTTTTCTGCATCAAGCTCACTGATCGAACCCGCTAAGATGAAGGCCTTTCTCATCAGCTTCCTGGCAGGGCTCACCACCCTGATGGCCCGCTATCGGGCCCCTACCCCGGCCTTCTGGCAGAAGGTGCAAAAACGGGCCGCGGCTGCAGGCATCAGCCTGGCTGTGGTGATGGCCTCGCCCTATACGCCCGCGGCCGTGCTGCCCTGGCTGCAGTACCTGGCCTTTGCCTGTGCCCTGGCTGTGGCCATCTCTCAATTTACCTGTGATTCACCCTCAAACCCTGAGCAATCAGCTTCCTAGATTATGGCTTTTCCTGATGTATCTGTAATAAAATCAACCGGCGGGCTAGGTCGGCAAAAGCCTCAAGATGATGGCATAGCCGCCCTCATCACTCAGGGGGTGGCCATCGCTGGCAAGCTCAATCTCAATGAGGTGTATGAGCTTCGCTCACTGCAGGCCGCTGAAGCCATTGGCATCACGGTGGCAGCAATGCCGTTGGTACGGCATCAGCTCTCTGAGTTTTTCCGGCTGGCTCCTGGCCAGATCCTGAATCTGATGGTAGTGAGCCAGGCCACCACCATGGCTCAGATGGCTGATCGGACGCTCACCCACGCCAAGCGGCTGCTCAGTGGCCTCAATGGCAAGGTGAAGCATTTTGGCCTGTGCCTCAATCCCGCCGCGGGCTATATCCCGGTGATTGCGGGCGGGCTTGATGCTGATGTGATGGCCGCGGTGGCAAAGGCTCAGGCCCTTACCGCGGAAGAGTTTGCTCAGCACCGCCCTACCCTGGCCATCATTGCGGGCCATGGCCTGCAGCTCAATACCGCCGCGGTTACTGATCTACGCACTCAGCTGGCTGAGAATGTAGCCGTAGTGATCGGCTCTGATGGCCTCAAGTATGATACTGAGCCTGCCATTGGTGCCGTGCTGGGCATGCTCTCAGCCACTCAGGTGCACCTCAATATCGGCTATGTAGGGGCCTGCCAGCTGGCTGGTGATGGCTCTTTTCTGAGTGCGGGCCTGAGCAACGGCAAAACCCTGCAGGAGCTCCTGCCAGGGGAGGCCGCGGCCCTGCATGATAAGGGCTATATCCTGGCCATTCAGCACCCGGGCATTGATGGCTTTTTCTTCTCTGATTCACCCACTGCCACCGCCGCGGCCGGTGATTACAGCCAGCTTGAGAACGTGCGAACCATCAACAAGGCCGCTCGAGTGGTACGCGCCGCCTTGCTGCCTGCCCTCAAGGGCCCGCTGCCCCTCACTCGAGAGGGCAAGCTGCAGCCGCAAGTTGTGGGTGAGCTCGAGAGCAAGGGCCGCTCAGCCCTTGAGGCCCTGATGCTTCGCACTGGTGAGATCTCGCAGCTTGATGTTTTCATTGATCCTGATCAGCTGGTAGTGAGCAGCTCAGAGCTGCAAGTAAAATTCAGCATTGTGCCGGTGGGTGTAGCCCGCAACATCATTGCCACCATTGGCCTCACCAAAGCTCTGTAATAGGGCCATCATTCAGCTTTTTAGCCCGCTTTTTAGCACCCCCCAACAATGCCAAACATCTCACCCACTGATCAGCCAATGATCAACGGCCGCGCCTATGATTGGGCCTCAATCAAGCTGCAGCTGCTAGGCCAAACCATCACCGGAGTAACCGCCATCTCTTACTCTGATAAACAGGATAAGGCCAACAACAAAGGAGCGGGCATCTATGCCTCGAGCCGCGGTTATGGCGCGTATGAGGCCATGGCCAGCATCACCCTTGAGGCCAAAGAAGTGGAACGGATTCAGGCAGCCCTGCCCCCTGGCCAGCGCCTGCAGGATATCAAGCCCTTCAACATCATTGTAGCCTATGTGAATGAGAGCAATGTGATGGTGAAGCACACCATCAAGGATTGCGAATTCACCAACAACATGCGCGATCTCAAGGCCGGTGATACCAACATTGAGGTAGCCCTTGAATTGATCACCTCTGCAATCGAGTGGAAATAATGCAGGGCGAAAACACCACCAATCAGGCACCTGAGCAGCACTACGCTGCTCAGGCTGCCCCGGCCCTGGCCACTGAGCTGGCTCAGCAAATTGCCCGCTGGAAACAGCAGCACCGTGATGTATTGCAGATCACCGTTGAGGTGGGCCCGGGTGATCAGGCCATCTGCTACCTGAAGCCTGCAGACCGCAATATCATTGCCTTTGCCCTCAAGCAAGTGATGAGCAAGAATCTGCTTGAAGCGGGTGAGTTTCTGCTTCGCAATTGCTGGCTTGGCGGTGATGAGCGCATGCAGGACGGGGGCAGCCAGGCTGATGATCGGATCATTGTAGCCGCTGCCATTGAGGCCGCGGGCACCATTGATCTGCTCTCGGCTGCCTCAAAAAAGCTATAGCCTCAGCTCAGGCAATATCAGATAAATCTGAGGCAGATGTATTGCAGAAGATGGCTGCCCTGATCAGCCACTTCCTGCACATTCCCGATCCTGAGGCCCTATCTGATGAGGCCTTTGGGGCAAAATATCAACAAGCTGAGTGGCTGATGAGAACCCCTGAAGCCCGGGGCATCAGCCTCTCAAAAATACAGTAGCAAACCATGGCCAACCTGCTTGATTTTAAGCTCACTCTTGAGGATCTGCTAGGGCCCAAACTGGCAGCCCTGGCCACTCGAGTGGAGGCCTTTGGCAAAAAGGTGGAAAAGCCGCACAAGGTCAAGATTGAAACTGAGCAGGCCTCAGGCGGGCTGAGCTCTTTGATGGGCATGGCAGGCAAGGCCTTTGCGGCCTTTGGCATCTTTGAGGCCGTTACGGGTATTGCCAAGATGGGGGCCGATCTCGAGCAAACAAGGGTGCAATTTGAAACCTTCACCGGCTCAGCTGAGAAGGGCAATGCCGTGATTGCGGAGCTGCAGAAGTTCGCTCAGATCACCCCTTTTGAAGATGATCAGGTGATCAAGGCAGGCAGGCAGCTGCTGGCCTTTGGGGAACGGGCTGAGAACCTCAATCCGATCCTGAGCAAGCTGGGCAATATCAGCTCAGCCACCGGCAAGGATTTCAATGAGCTGGTGAGCCTGTGGGGCAAAAACAAGCTCAGTGGCATCATTCAGGGGGAAGATCTCAATCAGCTGGTAGATTCCGGCATTCCGGTGATGGATTCCCTAGCCAAGCAGCTGGGTGTAAATACCTCTCAGGTTCGCAAGATGGGTGAGCAGGGCAAAATCACCTTTGGCATGCTTGATAAATCCTTTGATGAGCTGGGTGGGCCCGCGGGCAAGTGGGGTGATCTGATGGATAAGCAGAGCAAAACGGTGGCAGGCCAGTGGAGCTCATTGGTGGGCCTGGCTCAGAATATGGGGGGCAAGCTGGGTGAGAGCCTGGCTCCTGTTACCGCGGGCATTGTTCAAATAGGCTTCAAGTTGCTCGAGCTGGCCTCAAAGGCCCCGAAATTCTTTAATGATTACAAGTACGGCTTCATGGCCCTGGCTGTGGTAGTGGCTGCCCTGAGTGCCGAAACCCTGATCTTGGCTGGCATTCAGAAGGCTCAGGCCCTATACACCACCCTGGCCACCTCAGCTCAGTGGCTGCTCAATGCCGCTATGACTGCCAACCCAATCGGGCTGGTGATCGCCGGGGTGGCTGCCCTCATTGCGGTGTTCGCCGTGCTCTATAAGAAAACAGAGGGCATGAGGGGCCTCATTGATGGCTTTGCAGCCGGGGCTAAATCGGCCTTTGTTGATCTGGCTCAGGCCGCGGTGAAGATCTTTGGCGGGCTCGGCACCCTGATCAAAGGCCTCTTCACCCTGGATAAATCAGCCATGGCAAAAGGGCTCACTGAGGCCCTTGAGGGCATCAAGCAGGCGGGGCCCGCTAGTGTAGCGGCCAAAGCAGGCCAGGCCTATGGCAAGGCCTATCAAAAGGGGGTGCTGGCCGTGCGGGCTGAGAAGGCGGCTGATGCCCTGGCTGAGAAGGCCCCCAATGCCGCGGCTGCCTTCCTCAATAAGAAGCCAGGCGGCATGGCAGGCCTGGCACCTGGCCTGAAGGCTGCCACCAAGGAAGGCACCGCGGGGGCAGGCGGGGGCTCAAAAGTTACCAATATCACCCTCAGGATTGATACCCTGATCAAAGAGATGAAGATCTCAGCTGCCACGGTATCAGAGGGGGCTGATGAGCTGGCTGATGTAGTGCTCAAGAAGCTCATGAGCAGCCTCAATGATGTGAACACTCTAGCCTCAAGCAACTAGCATGCAAAACGTGATCTTTGATCTGAAGGCCCTGGCAGCTGAAGCCTTTGGCTACTCGAGCCTCAAGCAGATTCAGCTGCCCCCTGCCCCTACTCGAGAGCAGGCAAAGGCCGTGCCTGCTCAGGCTGAGCTGCATGGTTCGGGGGCTGGCTTGCTGGGCTTGCCGGTGTTTTGCCGCCTGGCCTTTGAGCCGGTGCGAACTGATGCCGGGCTCTTTGCAGGGCTCGAGCTGCTTGATCCGATCATCACGGTGGCTCAGCCGCTCAACATCATCACCACGGCCATAGCGGGCCGCAAGAGTGGCACGGTGAAGGAATTTATCAGCTCGGCTGATTTTGCCATCACCATCAGGGGCATCCTGGCCTCTGATCCCTACTCAGATGAGCGGTTTGCCTACCCACTGAGCCAGGTGCAACGGCTCAGAGAGCTGGCTGCATTGGGGGTGGCCTTGCCCTGCTCAGGCTGGCTGCTTGAGGTGTATGGCATCAAGAGCCTGGTGATCACGAACGTGAATTACCCTGAGCTGCCAGGCTTCACCAACCTGCAGGCCTTTGAGATTCAGGCCCTCTCTGATGAGCCGATTGAGTTAATCCTTTGATCATGTACGATTGCAGCACCCTGAGCATCACCATTGGCCAGCTCAAGCCCCTTGATTTTGTACATGAGGTGAAGATTGAGAGCACCTGGCAGAAGTTTACTGATACGGCTACCATCACCCTGCCCCGCAAGATCAGGGTGCTCTCTGAGGGCACTGAGCAGGCCCTGCCTGAGCTCATCAGGGTGGGTGATGCTGTGAGCATCAGCTACGGCTATGATGGCCAGCTGAGGCCGGAATTCACCGGCTATGTGAGTGAGCTCAAGCCTGGCACCCCCTTCAGCATTGAGTGTGAGGATCAGATGTGGCTGCTCAAGCGCAAGGCCCTCAATAAAGCATGGCGCAAGGTGAGCCTGCTTGAGCTGCTCACCTACGTGCTGGCTGAGAACGGGCTGCAAGCCATTCCGGTGCTCGAGCTGGGCAGCCTGCAGCTGGGCAAGTACACCATCAAGGCAGCCACCGGGGCTCAGGTGTTTGATGCCCTCAAAACTCAGTTTGGCATCAGCTGCTTTTTTCGCCGCGGGGTGCTAGTGGCCGGGGCCCCCTATGGCACCAACACCAAGCCAGCTGAGCACCGCTATGGCTTCGCTCAAAACATCATCAGCTCAGAGCTGGCCTACAGCCAGGCGGCTGATGTGGCCATTCACTACAAGGGCATCAGCCACCTGCCAGGGGGCAAAAAGATTGAGATTGATTTTGCTGGCAGCACCAAGAGCAGCCCCAAAAAGGGCACCAAGGCCCACCCTGTAGAAGTGGGCTTGACGGTGAACAGCTTCAGCAAGGGGGTGCCCAAAGGTGAGCTCAGAACCATCAACGCGGTGGGCCTGAATGAGCTCGAGCTGAGGGCCTTTGTGGCGGCTGAAGCCAAGCGGCTCACCTACGATGGCTACAAGGGGGGCCTCACTGGCTTCAATCTGCCCCTTGCTGAGCACGGTGATATTGCCATCATCACGGATGCTGAATACCCTGAGCGGGCGGGCTCCTACTACATAGATGCAGTGAGCAAAACCTTTGGCGTGAATGGCAGCCGCCGCACCATCAAACTAGGCCCCAAAGCATAAGCATCACCATGGATCTGAGAGCCATCATCACCAAGATTGTGAGAGAACAGCTGCCCCTGCAGGTATTCCCTGCCACCGTCAAGAGTGTAAACAAGCAAGAGGCCAGCCTTGATGCTCAGCCGCTCGAGCTCTCAGCCCCTGAGTGCTTTGATGTGCGGCTCAGGGCCGTTGATGATGGCAGCCTGCATGGCCTGATCAGCTGGCCTCAGGTGGGCTCAGTGGTGTTGATCGGCCTCATTGATAACGACCTAAACACGGCCTTTGTGGTAGCGGCCTCAGAGGTCGAATCATTCACCCTGAGCACCTCAGCTGAGAGCCTGGCCACCGTGCTGCAGGATCTGCTCACTGAGATCAAGGGCATGAAATTCACCACCAATCAGGGCCCTACCCTGCAGCTGCTCAATGCCCCGGCCTTTGATCTGATCGCCAATCGGCTCACCACCCTTCTCACTGCCTAACTCATGCCCCTCAACACCCTAAAACTTGAGCAGGATATCAGAAACCTGCAGCAAGAGCTCAGCACTGAGCAGGATCCTGCAGCCGCAGCTGCCAAGTATGCAGCCGACCTGGCCAGCATCATCACCCTCTTTGTGAAGAGTGGCACTGTTACGACCACCGGCACCGCGGCTGCCCAAACTGGCCAGATCCTATGAGCAAGCTGATTCTTGATGTGCTGCTTGATCAGGGCTATGATCTGCAGGTAGCTGATGGTGATTTTACCACTGGTGAGAGTGATGATCAACACACCGCCCTGATCCTGCTCTTGAGCCAGGGGGAATACAAGCAGAGCCCCCTCACCGGGGTGGGCCTGGCTCAGCACCTGAGCGGGCCGATGGGTGCCACTGAGCAGGCCACCCTCAAGCGAGAGATCACCCTGCAGCTCGAGCGGGATGGCTACAAAATCACCACCCTGCAGCTCAGTGATGATGGCAGGCTCACCCTTGACGCAAAACGGCCCTCATGATACAGATCTCACAAGGGCAGAGCCTGCTTGATGTAGTGCTGCAAACACAGGGCAGCCTTGAGGCCCTCTTTGAGCTGGCTGATGCCAACGGCCTGGCCATCTCAGACGTGCTCACCCCTGGCCAGGTGCTCAGCATCCCTGCAGCCACTCAGGCCCGCCCTGAGGTGGCTGCCTACTTCGCTCAGAGGGGGCAGCGCATCAATACCAAGTGCTATCAGCTGCAGGGCCCGCCTGTGCCCCCTGAGCCCGCGGCTGCCAGGTTCTATGACTTCCAATATTTTAACCGTCAATTTTTCGCCTAATGGGTATTCATTCCACTGCCATTGAGCAGACCGCCGCTCAGCAAGTGCCCACGGTGGCAGCTGATCAGGGCTCAGCCATTCCCCTGCTCACCGGCCCCGCCCTTCTGCTCATCATCAGCAAGATTGTGGGCGGGGTGGCCTTCCTCGAAACCATGGCCCGCGGGGCTCAGATCCTGAGTGGCACCGCGGCCCCGCTGGCAGCTCAGGGCCTTGATGGTGATGCTTTTTTTAACACCGTTACGGGTGATTTTTTCCTCAAGGCCGCGGGTGTTTGGGGGGCTCCTACCACCCTGAAGGGGGCCCCGGGCTACACCCCGCGCAAGGGCATTGATTACTTTGATGGCCGCACCCCGGTGAAGGGCACTGATTACAGTGATGGCAAGAGCACGTATCAGCTCTGGCTTGATGCTGGCAATGTGGGCACCCTGGCTCAGTACCTGGCCAGCATTCAGGCCACGCCTGGCACACCGGGGGCCAACGGCACCAATGGCAGCCAAATACGGTGGGAAAGTTTCGCCCCAACTACGGAGCCCGCCGCGGCCGGTGATTTTTGGATTCATGCCATCAATAGCATAAAATCAGCTTTTTATGAGCACTACGCGCCCGCCGCGGGGGGCCTGGCCTGGCGGCTTCGCTTCACCACGCCGGACGCTGCAGTAAGCACCGCGGCCCCTGCCCCTACCTCGGCAGGGGTGAGCACCTTCAACACCCGCGCCGGGGCCGTAGTGCTGGCGGCTGATGATGTGCTGCCCCTGCTCATGAACGGCACCAATACCACCATCAGCAAGGATGCCACCACCGGCAAACTTCGCATTGATGCCACGGCGAGCACTAGCACCGGCACCGGGGGGCACATCATCAAGGATGCCACCGGGGCCACCATCACTCAGCCCACCATCATCATCCGTAATGGCTTGCGGATTGTGCAGGATGCTGCAGCTGCCACCATGGCCTTTGAGCTTGATCCGGCCGGGGCCCCGGCCTCTGAAGGCAATCAGGCAGGCATTGTGATTGACTTTGCCAAACGCTACCAAAACCGCACCGCCGCCGCGGGCAACATCACCCTTTCGGACTTCCAAAGTACGGCCGTTGGGGGCAAGGTTCGGATTGAGCTCAACAGCACCGCCGCGGGCGATCTGCTCATCATTGGGGGCTACACTGTGAGCGGGGCTGATGCCAATTTTCAAAGCACGGTAAAAGTGAGCGGGGTGGCCACCTCAGGCACAAACCAAAGTTGCACTTTTTACGATTGTGGCGGCCCCTTCATTGGCGGGGTGAAAAATATCCTCACCATTGAATGTGTGGGCACTAACCGCTTTTCCTTCACCCTTGATCCGCAAGTATAAAATGAAAAGATACCGTTTCGATGGCCAGGGCAGCCCGCTGCTGAGCACTCAGGGGCAGATCATTCAGCTGCCTCTGAGTGACGCGCTTGTTGCCGCGCCAAATTTTCAATACTCCTATGCCGCGGGCACCGGCCTGAGCCTGCAGCTCTTTTCGCTCACCACTGAGAAGTACCTGGTTACTGAGCCCGGGTTTCGGCTCAGGATCCTGGCTGATGGCTCACTCAATCTAATGGTAAACATTGGGCTTGACGGGCCCACCTCAACCGCAATATTTGCGTGCACCGCCGCCGAAATGGCCACCGCGGGGGTTGTGCTCACCACTTCGCGCCCGCACTTCATTTTTATTGAGCCGGTTAGCTACGGCATCACCCGCTCCGATGGCTATGTGTTCAGAGTTTGGGTGGATGGCATCAGCCTGCCCTTGCTGCATACCGATATTGGCGGCACCGGATGGCCCCGCTCGGATGGGGCAAGCATTGGGGGCACCCTTACTGCTTCCTACTCGGACTTTTGCGTATTTGAGTTTTTCAAGTCCTTTGCCCCGCACCCAACGGCCCAACAACTGCAAGTAATTGCCAACGGGGGCCGCGGGGTTGATCTGCAGCGCCTGCATTTTATGGGGGGCAAGCTGCTGTATCTGATCCGCTATGCTGATAGATACTACGATGCCGCTAATCAGTGGTTTGTGCCGTTGTTTGCCGCGCCGGGCTACTTCAGCGCCGTGCCCAATGCCAACGGGCTGCTTTATAGCTCGGCATTCAAAAGCGAATACGGGGACACTTCCCGGCTCTATTTTGATGGCCTCAATGATTTTGTGAACATTGAAGATCCGGCCCTCAAGATCCTGGCCACCGGCCTTGATAATTTCACCTATGTGCTTGAGGTGATTCCCAACAAGCCGCTTGTGCTGCCAGCTGAAACCGGAAATTCGGGCCTGGCCACCTTTTCCAATAATAACGAGCCCACGGTGATCGCCGGGAATCATCAACTGCTCAACCTGTATGAGCTCACCCCCTGGCTGGGCATTGGTACCAACGGGGTGAGTTTTGGCTACACCGGCCTTGAGCAGTTTGGAAATATAGTTATTACCACGCTGCTCAGCTACGCCACCCCCTTCAGCGCCACGCAAAGCACAAGGGTGGCCATCAGGGTAACGGATCGCACCCCTCAGCTGTGGATCAATGGGGTGCTCAAGTATCAGGGGCTTCGCACCGCCGCTGCCTACTCCCCTGGCTCAGCGAATGGCAGCTGGCCAATGCGCCTGATGCTCACGCTGGGTGAAGCCGCCCGGGGCTTCAATGGCAGCCTCGCGGGCACCTTTGGCGGCTGGGTGAAAAATTTTCGCGTGTGGAACTACGCCCGTACCGATGCCGACCTAGCCAGCACCGCCCTGCCTCTTGGCAATGAGCCCGGGCTGCTGGTGTTTTGGACAATGGGCCGCACCGATGCCGCCACCGGCACCGCTCAGCCAATGAGCACCACCCTGGCTGATCGGGCCAACATGCGCCCGGGCAAGCTCACCAATTTTGTCCTCTCACCTGCAGTCGCCGCCTATAAATTGCGGATCGGCCGCGCTATTCGCTAACCATGGCCCGCACCATACAAGAGATTTTTGGTACCATTCAGGCAGCCCGCGCCGCTGATCCGGTGCTCTCAGGCCTCAGCTCCCCCTCAGCCACCGCGGTGCACCGCCTGTGGTCTTACATCACGGCAGTGATCCTGTGGGCTCATGAGAACATCTTTGAACGGCACAAGGCTGATGTTGAGCTTGCCCTTGCTCGAGCCAAGCCAGGAACCGCCGCTTGGTATGCTGATCAGGCCCTGCTATTTCAGCAAGGTGATGGCCTCATTGCTGATGATGCTGGCATTCACTACGCCCCTGGCAGCACCGGGGCCAAGATCATCACTCGAGCCACCGCCAAAGAGAATGAGGCCACCGGCAAGCTCTTCATCAAGGTGGCCAAAGCAGGCCTCACCCCTGGCAGCCTGGCTGCCCTGAGCCCCGCTCAGCTCACTCAGGTGAAAGGCTATTTTAACGCCAAAAGATTTGCGGGCACCCGCCTTGAAGTGGTGAGCAGAGAGGCCGATCGCCTCAAGGTTGTGGCTGATATCCACTACAACCCGCTCACTGAGCTGGCCACCCTGCAGGCGGCTGCCCGGGCCGCGGTGGCAGGCTACCTGGCAGGGCTTGAGTTTGATGGCCTGCTTTTCCTGGCTAAGCTCACAGATGCCCTGCAGGCGGTGCCCGGGGTGAAAGATGTGCAGCTCACCCGGGTGAGTGCCCGGGCGGGCTCAGCCCCTGCCACCGTGATCAATCGGGTGTATGAAACTCAGGCGGGCTACATCATTGAAGATGATGCCCCGGCCGCGGGCCTGCTCACTACCCTCAATTTCATTCCTTATGGCAGCTAATCCCACCATCAAGGGCCTCATCAGCCCCGCCCGGGTGGCAGCCCTGCCCCTGAGATACCGGCTCGAGCAGGGCCCGCTCATCTTGTACCTGCTGCCTTCCCTGCTCAGGCAGGCCAGGCAGGTGGCCTGGCTCAAGGCCTTGCTCACCCCGCTGCTCAGCCTGCAGCTACGGTTTGCCGACCTGGTGAGGGCTTCCCTCACTGAGCTCAGCTACAACGGCCAAACCCTGCAGCTGCAAAGAGCCCTCAATGATCGGTTTGATCATGCTTTTCGACGGATCACAATCATCAACTCTGATACCGAAAATGAGCCTTCATACGACAACTTTTTAGCTGAGCTCGAGCCACCCGCCTTCCTGAGCTTCTATGCGGAGGGCCCGCCCTACCTCTATGATTTTAGCTGGCTCGAGATCCTTTCTCAAGTGGGCTTCACCGTGCGGGTGCCCCGCGGCCTGAGCCCGCTCGAGCTGCCCCTGCAGGCCCGTATCAAGCAGCTCAAGCTCACCATGATCAAACACACCCTCATTTATTTTTAAGATGAAAAAATTAGTTTTTGAAGTCGGGGGCAGGCCCCGGGCCAATGATGATCTGCAGACCCTGCAAGGCCAGCTCTATGCCGCTTTGTACGCCACCCTGCAGGATGCCCCGCCAATGGTGCTCTCAGGCTGTGTGGTGAGCCGCGGGGGTGGGCTCTGTGATATCACCCCGGGCTACATCTGGATTGATGGCAGCATTGAATACTATGCAGGCATCAGCTCGGCTGCCAGCCCCTGTGAAGTGGTGAAGGGCCCCGCGGTGCTCTCTGATTTCAGGGCCTACCAAACGGGGGGCAGCAAGGCCTGCATGAGTGAGCAGGAGCTGATCACCCAAGCCAAAGGCACCGCGGCCCCTGGCACCGCCCGCCTGGCCTTTGTGGCAGGCCCTGAGCTCACCTATGGCAAGTACCTTGAGAGCCAGGGCCGCTCAGTGGGTGAGGTGCAATGGCAGGCCAGCCACACTGCCAGCCACTACGATGGCACCGGCCGCGGCTGGCAGGATCTGCCCGCAAGGGGCTGGGCTCTGTGCAACGGCGAAAACGGCACGGCCGACCTGAGGGGCCGCTTTGTAGTGGCCTTTGATGATCGCAATAGTGATTATGCAGCCATTGGCAACACCGGGGGTGAGGCTCAGGTAGCCCTCACCCTTGATCAGATGCCGCGGCACAGCCACAGCTATGAGGATCGGTACACTGAGGAAGAGCGGGGCACTGATGCTGGCTCTCAGATCCGGCGGGTGAAGGATCGGACAGAAGGCAAAACCACCGGGGCTCAGGGCAACGGCGGGGCCCACGAAAACCGCCCGCCCTTCTACACTTTGATAGCTCGGCAGTGGGTAGGCCTGTAAGGCTGCTAATATCTAATTGAACGAAACAAGGGCCCGCTCAGAAAGTGGGCCCTTTTTGCACACGCTGTTTTAATTTATTCGGCTTGATGCTGAGGGGCTTATGATGCAATACAGTGCAAACTTACACAAACTGTGTAAAGTGTGATAATATTCCTGATATTTGCAAAACCAAAACGCAATACATTTTTTCATCAGCCCCCACAACTCACATGCTCTCAGCACCCCCAATCATGACCCGCCAACACAAAACCACCCACAAGGCCCCTGCCCCTGCCCTCTTCTACAACGTGCGAACGCAGATCAGCCGTGATGCTGAGCGGGCCCTGATCAAGCTGCAGTATGAGCGGCGGGAGGCCACCGGCAAAAAGGTGCCCCTTGCTGATCTGGCTCAGGAGCTGCTTGAGGCTGCCTTGCTGGCCACCGCCAACCTGCCCCCAACGGCTGCCCCGCCAATCAATTAGCAAAACCCAAACTCACATTTTTTCACCCTTTTCATTTTAGCCCAATGAAACCCACCATCACCATCACCACCACTCGAGCAGGCAGCCAGTACACGGCCACCGCCTACCTCTCAGGCCAGCTGATCTGTGCCAGCACCGGGGCCAGCCAGCCCGCGGCTGAGGCCGATGCCCTGAGCACGGCTCAGGCCTGGCTGCTCACCCTCATTGCTCAGGAGCTGCCAGCCGCCTTGCCTGAGGCCCGGGCTGCCCTGCAGGTGGGCCTGCAGTATTACGGGGGGCCTATCAGCATGCTCACGGCCACCCTCAGAGCCCGTTTTTCGGCTCGAGCCACCGCCCTGGCTTAAACGCAAAAAGGGCAGCCATTAGCCCTGGCTGCCCTCTTACACTCTCTCACACTTTTTCGATTGCTTACCTCAAAGATACATGAAAGACGAAATTAAAAACCCCGCGGCCGTTAAGGCCACCAAGGTAGCTGCCAAGCAGCCCCTCACCTACAGCCTGGCCAATGGTGAGCACACCCTTGCCCTGGCCAACGACCTCAAGCACTTCATTGATCACAACCGGCTCAGCTCTGATGTGCAGGGCAAGCAGTTTGTGAATGTTGAGGGCTGGCAGTACGCGGGCTCAAGGCTCGGCATTGTGCCCATCATTGAAGAGGTGCAGTGTGTGAGCACGGGTGATGAGATCAAGTACACGGCCAAAGTGAGCCTATTTGAGCTCAAAACCGGCTATACCGTTGGGGCTGGTTTTGCCATTTGCACCAACAAGGAAAGTGGCAAGAAGTTTTATCAGGAGTTTGCCATCATGAGCATGGCCCAAACTAGGGCAGTGGGCAAGGCCTTCAGAAATACGGTGGCCTGGCTGATCAGGGCCGCGGGCTATGAGCCCACCCCGGCCGAAGAGATGGACTATGCAGGCAACAGCTCGAGCCCAAAGAAGGCGGCTGAAGCGGGCACCTCAGCTCAGCTGCCCCCTGCAGAGATGGCAGCCCCGGCTCAGCCCGCGGCCATGGTGCCCCTGCAGCGCAAAGGCTTCACCACAGAGGCTCAGGCCTTCAAGGAACGTGATGAGCGGGAAGCGGCTGATAAAACCCCCTACATGAGCCAGCTGCAGCGCGAACTGATCACCATCATGCTCAACAATGTGGCTACCCCGCGGGCCGTGAAGAGCAAGGTGCTGCTTGGCATCAACCGCCTGAGGGTGCCCGCGGCTGATCGCTGCATCAGCAATCTGATCAAGGGCCTCAATGAGCTCAGGGCCGATCTGCCCCCTGATCTTGAGGCCCGCCTGCAGGCCATTGCGGCTGAGCCCGGGGGCAAGAGCCTGAGCATGGTGAGCCGGGAAGCTGCTGAGGCTGAGCTGAGGGCCTTCATTGATGCCAATGAGCCCGCCTTGCTCCTGCCTGAGATCAAGCTGCTGTATGGCATGTGCGACAATCATAATTTTTCGGCTGAGGATCTGCTTGGTGCCAAGCAGGCGGCGGCTGAGAACCTGGCGGCTGAGATGGCTGCCTAATTATTCCACAGCACCGCGGGCCTGGCCACTTCCCTGGCCAGGCCCTGAGTGCCTTCCCTACCCAATCAGATGGCTACACCACACCCCGCCCCCCTGGCCAGCAATACGGCTGTGCAGGTTCGCTCAGGCTCCTACCGGGGCCGCACCGGCATCACCACCGGCAAGCCCGTTGCTGGCCTCTATGATGTGATCCTGCCCAAGCATCAGCCCGCTCAGGGCAAGAGCAAGGCTGCCACTACTGCCAGCTTCACCCGCGGCCAACTGCTCACCTC